AGGACGAAGGCAACTTCCCCTCCGACGAGCTGCTGGCCGCCCTCGACGGCGCGCGCGTCTACGAGGAGGGCGACGCCTGGATCTCCGGGATCTGGGACTGCCGCGACGATCCCGAAGGCGTGATCATGGCCGGCCTCAGCGACGAGGAGCGAGCCAAGGTCGAGGCCGTCGCTGCCGAGCGTGAGCGCCACCGCGCGGCACGCGAGGCGCTGTTCGGCCAGGACACCGACGTCGAGCCCGTGGACTGGAAGCCCTGATGCCCGACACGCGCAAGCGCGTCCAGATCATCACCGGCCACTACCCGGAGATGCCCGACCAGCCTGTCGTCCTGGTCGACGGCGAGCCGCTGCGCTCGGTCTCCAGGATCGAGATCGACCACACCAACCACGCTGGTCGACCGCCCGAGGTCCGCATCACGCTCCTCGGCGTGGACGTGGACATGAACATCGGCGCGGACCCGACCTACTACGTGCAGGTCATTGGGCCCAGGTCCAGGACCAGCGAGCCCAAGGGCTCGAAGCCGTGACAGCGGCGCGGGCACGAGGGCAGGCACGACCCATCGCCTACCCGCGCCCCGCCGTACCGCACCACCTCGCCCTCATCGGGGCCTGCGGCGCGGGCAAGACCACCGTGGCCCGCGAGCTGATCACCCGCGGCTTCACGCACCTCAGCATCGACGTCATCCGCCACGACGGAGGCGACTGGGAGGACCTGGTCCGCATCCTCGGCCAGGCGCGCACGCCCCTCGTGATCGAGAGCGTCGGCGCACCCGTCATCTACCGCCGCGCCCTGCCCCGCGCCCGCGCGCTCCTCGTGCACGTGCGCTGCGACGAGGCCGAACGCCAGCGCCGCATCCGCAACCGTCCTCCCGGCCTGCAGGGCACGCACCAACCCTTCGTGCGGCCCCACGTCGTGCTCGACACCACGAACGGCCCCACACCTCAGCTCCTCGACCACCTCGCCGGGCTCGTCCTGCCCGCGCGCCAGACCGCGTAGACCTACACCAACGCGCGTTGTGCATGCACAACGACTTGTAGGGCTAGCGGTTTTTTAGGTGGCGCGAGGAGCCCTGACTGCCGCGGTCAGGCCTTCTCTCTCCGTGTCCTGAAAAGTCGCTGCGCGGCGCCGCGGCGGCCCCGGATCGGGGAAGAGGAACCTCCAAGGCAATGACAATGACTTGGAGGTTGTTATATGGCTTCGACAACCGACCGCGGATACGGCTGGCGCCACCAGAAGATCCGGGCACGCTGGGCGCCGATCGTCGCGACCGGTCGCGTCCGCTGCGCGCGCTGCGGGGAGCTGATCCCGGCGACGGCCGAGTGGGATCTCGGCCATGTCGACGAGGACCGCTCGCGTTACGCCGGTCCTGAGCACCGTTCGTGCAATCGGGCGACGTCTGGCCGGCGTTCGTCGAGTCCGCGTCGTCCTCGACGTTCGTCGCGGGCCTGGTGAGCTAGTTGTCCGCCTACTCCGACGATTTCAAGCGTGAGGCGGTCCGCGCTGTCCGCCTCGGCGAGACGGTGCCGAAGGTCGCCAAGCGCCTGAAATGCTCGCCCTCGTCGCTGCGCGGTTGGGTTGCGAAGTTCTCCGACGAGGACCTCGGCCTGGTCGTCGTGACGTGCGCGACCTGCGGCGCCGAGCGCTGGAACGACGACGGGCCGTGCGGATCGTGCGGCGCCGAGCCGGCCGATCCCGACGACGAGAAGGCGCGCGACGGCGACGACCTCGCCGCGGCAGGCGCCCGTGTCGTCGCGGTCTTCGGCGCGTTCGCCAGCCGCGTGATGGTCGAGATGCCCACCCGCCTGGCCGAGGAGCTGTTCAACGAACCGCTCGCCGACTGCTCGCGGACCGAGATCTTTGACGGCGTCGAGCGCGATCTCGCCGAGATCACCAAGCGCGACGCGGACCTGGGCAGGTCAGCGCTGGCCGGCCTGTGCCGCGGGCTCGCGCTGGAGCTGGAGAACCCCTACAACTCCGCGACCTCCAAGGCGCAGTGCGCGGGCCAGCTGCGCGACACGCTTGCGCAGCTCCGCGAGCTCGCGCCGCCGGAGAGGAAGGCCAGCGGCCTGGATGACCTCAAGAGCGACCGTAGTGCCCGACTTGCGGGGGGCGCAGGAACCGCGGATTAGGCACGTCCCGCCCTACACCTCGACGTCCGGCAACGAGGCCATCGCGCTGGCGCGCATGGCCGGCATCGAGCTGGACCCGTGGCAGCAGATGGAGCTCCGCGACGCGATGGGCGAGTCGCCGGACTGGAAGTGCCCGAAGTGCACCTACCGGGTCGCCGACCCGATCCCCTGCCCGTCGCATCCGCACGTGGCGTTGCTGCACCCGTGGGCGGCCTTCGAGGTCGCCGACGTCGTCCCGCGCCAGAACGGCAAGTCAGAGAAGTTGATCGCGCGCATGCTGGCCGGCCTCTTCCTGCTGGAGGAGCGGCTGCAGATCTACTCGGCGCACCTCTTCGACACGTCCATCGAGATCTTCCTGCGCCTGGTCTTCGTGGTGGAGAACTGCGACGACCTCCGGCGCGAGGTCAAGCACCGCGGCTCCCGCATGGTCGGGATCAAGCGCAGCCACGGCGAAGAGGGCATCGAGCTAGCCGACGGCCGGCGCATCCGCTTCAAGGCACGCACCGCCGGCGGCGGGCGCGGGTTCTCGGCCGACACGCTCTTTCTCGACGAGGCGATGATCCTGCCCGAGGCCTTCCTCGCCGCCACGGTCCCGACGCTGTCGGCGCGCTCCAACCCGCAGATCTGGCTCGCGGGATCTGCGGTCGACGAGGAGGACCCCGCCCACGACGGCATCGTCCTGGCCAAGCGCCGCGCCCGCGCGCAGACCGGCGAGGACCGAACGCTGGCCTACTTCGAGCACAGCGCCGAGGGCGAGCATCCTGACGAGGTCGATGACGAGGTCCTGGACGACCCGCGGCAGTGGGCGAAGGCGAACCCGGGCCTGGGAATCCGCATCACGTCGCAGTACGTCGCCGGCGAGCGCGCGGCGATGGGTCGCCGCGCCTTCGCCGTCGAGCGCCTGGGCATCGGCGCGTGGCCGAACCTCGACACGCTGGACCCCGACGGGATCTCGGTCGAGGCGATCGCCGACACCTACGACCCGGACTCCGAGATGCTCGACCCGGTCGTCTTCGCGATCGACGTCAAGCCGAACCGCTCGGCCGCGGCGATCGGCGCCGCCGGCTTCCGCGAAGACGGACTGCCGCACATCGAAGTCGTCGAGCACGGCAAGGGCACCGACTGGATCGTTGATCGCATGGCCGACCTGGTCGTCGACCACGACTACGTCGAGGTCATCATCGACAAGGCCAGCCCCGCCGCGTCGCTGGTGCCCGAGCTGGAGAACCTCGGCATCCGCGTTCGCACGACCAGCGCCTCCGAACTGGGCCAGGCGTGCGGCCGGATCTACGACGCGTTCGAGCACCGCGCGATCGCTCATCTCCGCACCCCTGAGCTGGAGGCGGCGATTCGCGGTGCCGCGCGCCGGCAGCTGGTGGAGGCCTGGGCGTGGTCGCGCCGGCTCTCCAGCGTCGACATCTGCCCGCTCGTCGCCGTGACCCTCGCCCTCTGGGGCCTGGGCGAAGAGGCGCCCTCGGTCTACGAGGAGCGCGGTCTGCTGATCCTCGAATGACGCGGAGGTACCGTCGCCCATGACCGACCTGATGATGTTGCTCGGCGCCGCCCTGATCTGCATCGGCGCGTTCCTGTGGTCCCTGCCGGCCGGCATCGCCTCGGTCGGCCTGGCGGTCATCGCCGCGGCGATCGTCCTGGAGCGTGCGGGCATCATCGTCCGCGCGACGACGATCGAGGGTGACGACACGTGAGCATCCTCGGTCGCGCGCTGGAGAACCGTGCCGCGACGTCAGGGCTCGCGAACCCGTCGCCGTGGCTGTCGGAGGCGCTGACCGGCGGCAGCACCTACGTCGGCCGGTCGGTGACCGTCGAGAACAGCCTCGGTCTCGTGCCCGTCTTCTCGGCCGTGTCGTTGCTGGCCAACACGATCGGGTCCCTGCCGTTGATGGTCTACCGGCGCGGCAGCAACAACGACCGCGAGCGCGCGCCCGATCATCGCACGTGGCCGATGCTCCACGACCAGCCCAACCCGGACATGGCTGCCGATGAGGTGTGGTCACTGGTCGCCACGCACCTGCTGCTGTGGGGCAACGCCTTCCTGCTGAAGGTCCGCGACCGGCTCGACATCGTCCGCGAGCTCTGGCCAATCCGTCCCAACCGCGTCCTGGTCGGCTGGGACGACCGCGGCCGCTACTTCATCGTGGCCAGCGACAAGGGCATCAACAAGTTCCGCGATGTCGACATCCTGCACATCCGCGGCCTGGGTACCGACGGGCTCGTCGGCCTCTCGCCGATCCAGATGGCCCGGCAGATGCTCGCCGGCGCGATGGAGGTCGAGGAGTTCGCCACGCGGTTCTGGGCCAACAGCGCCTACCCCGGCGGCGTCCTGGAGCACCCCAACAAGATCAGCGACGAAGCCCACAAGCGCCTGCTGAGCAGCTGGCGACAGACGCACGAGGGCGCCAAGAACGCCAACCGCGCCGCGCTGCTTGAGGAGGGGATGACCTGGAAGTCCACCGGCATGCCGCTCGGCGACGCCCAGTTCATCGAGTCGCGCAACTTCAACACCATGCAGATCGCGCTCCTCTTCCGGGTCCCGCCCGGGAAGCTCGGCGCGGTGATGCCGAAGGGCAGCCTGACGTACACCACGACAGAGCTGGAGGGCATCGACCTCCTGACGTACAGCCTGCGGCACTGGCTGGTCCGGATGGAGGGCTCGCTCAAGCGCGACCCGTCGATCTTTACGCAGGGCAATCGCTTCTTCCCTGAGTTCCTCGTCGATGCGCTGATGCGCTCCTCGACCAAGGAGCGCTACGACGCCTACGCCGTCGCGCTCAGCCCCCAGACCGGCTGGATGAACCGTGACGAGGTTCGCTCGCTGGAGGGCCTCAAGCCCGATCCCGACTACGTCGCCCCGGGCGCGACCGCCGACCCGGCGAGCACCGAGGACGACGACAAGACCGACCCCAACAACAACTCGGAGGAGGGGACCTCGTGAGCACCACGCAGAAGATCGACGCAGTCCGCCGCGCGGTCGACAAGGCCTCCACCGACGGGCGCGAGCGCCGGTTCGCGAACGCCGAGCGCATCGAGACGCGCGACGCCGAAGGGGACGGCACCTGGACGTTCGAGGGCTACGCGGCGGTGTTCAACTCCCGGTCTGAGAACCTCGGCGGCAGCATCTTCTCGTTCCGCGAGATCGTCAAGCGCGGCGCCTTCAAGGACGTGCTGAAGGCGCCAGACACCGACGTCGTGATGATGCACAACCACGACGTGAACATGACGATGGCGCGGACCTCGTCGGGCACGCTCGACCTCAAGGAGCAGCCCAAGGGCCTGCGCGCCTACGTGCCGGAGATGCCCGACATCTCCTACGCCAACGACCTGCGGGTGTTGCTCAAGCGGGGCGACATCTCGCAGATGTCGTTCGGCTTCACGATGGGCGAGGGCGCCGAGCAGGAGTACCACGAGGACAAGGACGGCAACGTCACCCGCACGATCTGGAAGGTCGGCGGTCTCTTCGACGTGTGCACCGTCACGTTCCCCGCCTACGCCGCAACCGAGGCCAGCGCGCGCTCGATCTGCGGCACCAACGTCTTCGACGGCGACGAGCTGGACATCGAACGTCTGCGCTCTGTCGCCTGGAAGGTCCACCGGGGCGATATCACCGCCACGGAGGACGAGCGGCGCGCCATCGACGCGCTGCTCGAAAGTCGCTCGACCGTGTCGCCGTGGATTGCGGAGCGCACGCTCATGGCCGTCGCTTCGGAGCCTGAGCTGCTGGCCGCCGTCCCGGGGAAGCGCGCTCGCGTCGAGCTGGAGGACACGCAGGACCAGCAGGACCCCGCGTACGCGCTTGCCGCGCGCTCGCGGCGCCTCCGGGCTCGCGCGCACCTCGTGCGCTGAGCGAGTCCTACATCCCGAAGCCAAGAGGAGGGAGGGCTATGTCCCTTACCGCCATTGAGGAGACGCGCGAGAAGCGCGCCGACCTGTTCACGCGCATGAACGCCATCAACGACAAGGCGTTGGGCGAGAAGCGCGACCTGACGTCCGAGGAGCAGCAGGAGTACGACCGCGTCGAGGAGGAGTTCGACACCCTCACCCGCTCGATCGAGCGCACCGAGAAGCTGGAAGGGTTCGCCCCGAAGGCCACGCGCGAGGTCGCCCGCGAGCGTGAGGAGCGTGAGCTGGGCCCCGGCGACGACGACCAGCCGTCGATCAAGAGCTACCGCGACTACCTCGCGGCCAAGCGCAACACCGACTGGGACAACGACGAGTACCGCGGCGAGTTCTACGGGTGGCTGCAGGACGGCGGCCAGATGGCCGAGGAGATCCGCTCCCGGGTCCCGCAGGAGCTGCGCGTGCAGTCCAAGGCCACCGCCGGCGCGGGCGCCAACCTGGTCCCGGTCGGGTTCGGCGAGAAGATCATGGCCGTCGAGCGCGACCTCGGCGTGATGCTCGAGTTGGCCAACGTCATCCGCACCGACAGCGGTGAGCAGATCAACTACCCGACGGTCACGGCCCACGGCGCCGCGGCCTGGATCGGGGAGAACGGCTCCTACACGCCGTCCGACGAGACGTTCGGCCAGGTCAGCCTCGCGGCCTACAAGGACGGCACGATCGTCCTCGTCTCCGAGGAGCTGGTCACCGACGCGTCCTTCGACCTGGAGGAGTACCTCACCACCGAGCTGGGGACGCGCATCGGCATCCTGGCCAACACCGCGTTCTGGATCGGCGACGGCTCCGGCAAGCCCACGGGCCTGGCGACCACCGTGCAGACCGGCGTCACGGCCGCGACGGGCAACACCACGACGATCCCGGCCGACAACCTGTTCGACCTTTTCCACTCGGTCAAGGCCGCCTACCGCCGCAACGCCCACTGGGCGATGAACGACGCCACGGCCAAGGCCCTGCGCAAGGTCAAGGACACCACCAACCAGTACCTGTGGCAGCCCGGCCTCACCGCCGGCCAGCCCGACACGCTGCTGACCAAGCCGGTGGCGATCGACCCCGACATCCCGACGCCGGCGGCCAACGCCAAGTCGCTGTACTTCGGCGACTTCAAGCGCGCCTACACGGTCCGGGTGACCGGCAACGTGTTCCTGCATCGAATGACCGAGCGCTACGCCGACAACGGCCAGATCGGCTTCCGCGGCTACCAGCGGTTCGACGGCAAGCAGATCAACACCGAGGCCGTCAAGGCGTACGCGCACTCGGCGACCTGATCGACCTCGACCACTACAGGAAGGACACCAAGATCATGTCCCCGGACCCCACCGACGCGCGCGGCGAGGAGATCCTCGTCGACCCGACCACGCCGCCCGATCA